AAAGCTAATGAAGAAAAATATGGTTGTTATATGACTGATGAGCAGATTGAAAGAGGCGATTGTGATATTATTACTGAAGATGAAGAACAATCAGATACCAAAGAGGAGCTTCCTGATGATGATGTTGTGGTACTTGAAGTGGAGTCTGAAGATGAAGTGGAAGATATTGAACCTATCAAAGAAGAAGATATTGTTGAAGAGGAAGTTAAGATTGATGTTGAGATACTTGAAGAAGAATTTGCTATTGAAGAAGAAGTCATTGAGATACCAGAGATAATTATTGTAGAGGAAATAGTAGAAGATGAGTTGGATAAAGAGATACCAGGAGATGACATCATCAGAGAAGAAACAGTTCAAGAGGAAGATGTCCAAGACCAGGTTGTACAGGAAGTAGAAGTACCTGTAGAAGTTATTGTTGTTGAAGAAATTACTGAAGAACAAGTAGAAGAGGTACAAGCTGTAGTCAATACTGCTATAGAAAATGTAGAGGTACTCACAGAAGAACAGGTAGAAGTAGTAGCAGAAGTATTACAGGTACAAAAAGAAGATGTAGAAATCATAGCTGAAGCTGTCAAAACAGATGAGGTGGTAGCTGAAGCAGTAGAAGTATTCGTAGAACGAGCAGTTGAAAACAAAGATGTAGAGAACTACACACTTGCTGATGTTGTCACAGAGATACAGTTTGAACAGTTCTTAGAGAACCCTATTGAGAGTTTTGTAAGTTTTGATGAGATAGACTTATCTACTATTGGTGATGATATGACACAAGACCAAAAAGAAAAAGCACAGGAGGTCGTAGTTCCTGTAATCTTGACTAGAATAGCTAGTATGGCTGCGTTTATATTTAGGAGAAGCTAATGATTAAAAAGTTATGGGCTTGGTTTGTAGAAGCAATAAAAGAAACACTAAATCTTAGTTGGACTTTAGTTGGTTTAATTATTGCAACACTGACACTTACTGGAAGTGCAAGACAAATCACAGGTTTAGCCACTATAATAACTTTAGGTATATGGTTGATAACCATAAGCTTTAGAAAAGGAGAATAACATGGACTGCTGTGGTAGTGGTTGCTGTGGTGGTAAGTAATGTGTACAACTTTTGTTAACGAAGAAGGTACTTACATTACTATATGTGATGGAGAATATGGAGGTATAGGTGAAGTTAACTGTAGTTAGAACACAATTTGGAACAGATGCAACAAATGGGTTGCTATTCATTGATGGTATATTTGAATGTTATACATTAGAGGACCAGTATCAAGCAGTAAAGGTTATGCATGAAACCTGCATACCAGAGGGAACTTACGATATAAAGTTTAGAAAAGAGGGTGGATTTCACAGTAAGTATTCTGCTAGGTATAAGAACTCACACTATGGTATGTTACACTTACAAGATGTGCCTAACTTTACCTATATTCTTATACATTCTGGTAACACTGATGAACATACATCAGGTTGTTTGATTGTAGGAGAAACACAACAAGATTTAGACCTAGGTAAAGATGGATTTATAGGTCATAGTGGTACAGCTTATAAGAAAATGTATGCAAAAGTTGCAGGTCAATTACTTCAAGGTAAAGATGTGACCATAGAATACACAACAATAAATAAATTATTAGAAGGTCAGCAAGATAATAAAGCCAAAGACCACACAGTATTAGCTAACACAGTTTATGAAAAATTAGAAGAAATAAATGGAAATGTTTTGATAGGTAATGCTATGTTGAAAGGGAGGTTAATTCAATAATGTTTGATAGAATTAAAAGAGCAAGAAACCAAGATGGTACATTTAAGAAAGATGTATGGTGGACACCCTGGTCTGATTCATGGGAGTATAAAATGAGTGATGAACTTAAAGATATGCTAGAAAGAACCTTTTGGACTTTCGTTGAGGCGTTTCTTGGTGCGTTAGTCGTAGCACCATTAGTATCTGTAGATGCTGATACTGTGCAACTTGCTGCTTTAGCAGGTGGTGGTGCTGCTTTAGCTGTAGTCAAGACATACGCTAAAAAACAAATTAGCAAGTAATAGATTTTGTCACTCCTTTGTAGTAAACTGTCAATGACAGGGCAAAGGAGGACAAATGTCCAATAAAAATATACCTGAAGAATGGGGTAATAACTTCTATAAATCAGGTTGGCAACCAGGTCTGGAAGTCAATGAACAAACTGGTCTAGGTGAAATCACACATGTTGGAACAGACCCTAACTATAGACAAAAGTTTGATGAGATACTACAAGGTTGGGGGTTTGACCCTAAAATCTACGAAATAGAAGGCTCTGTACGAGCTAGTTCATGGAATGCACAGTTAAAAGGAGGACAAACTACTACCTTTTATGCGTTTAAAGGCATTGTAAAGAAGAAAAGACCTGGACATGACAGATATTTCCAGGCATTATTCAAACAAGCAGGTCGTAAGCCACCATTAAAACTAAAAACACATGGAGGTGACACTGCTTTTTTGTTTTTTATGGCTGACTGGCAGTTAGGTAAGAAAGATTATGGCGTTGAGAATACCCTTAAACGCTACGATATAGCCCTACAAGACGCAGTAAATAGAATTAAGGAACTGCGTAAGGTAGGTGTCCAAATAGATGAAATATACATGATAGGACTAGGTGACCTTACAGAAAACTGTTATGGCTTTTACGATAGTCAACCATACAACATTGAACTTACAATGATAGAACAGTATGCGTTAGCTAGGTCTATGATGATGAAAACAGTAGATACTTTCCTACCACACGCAGATAAACTTGTTCTTGCAGGAGCACCAGGTAATCATGGTGAGGCTTCTAGGTCACAAAAAGGTCAGGTTGTCACTAACAGATTAGACAATACAGACACAATGCACTTGCAGATATGTGAAGAGATTATGAAAGCTAATCCTGATAGATATAAAAAGGTATCTGTTGTAGTTCCTGATGGGTTTCATCAAGTCATGGACATCAAAGGCATAACTTGTGGTTGGACACATGGACACATGACTTCAGGTGGAGGCAGCAATCCTGAAACTAAGATAGAAAACTGGTGGAAAGGTCAGATGTATGGCTTTCTTCCTGCTGGTGAGTGTCAAATCTTAATCACAGGTCACTATCATCACTTTCGTAGTAAGCAACAGGGTGACAGAACTTGGTTTCAATCACCTAGCTTAGATAAGTCCATAGACTTTACTGCTAGAAGTGGTATGTGGTCGCACCCTGGTGTACTTACATTTACTGTCAATGAAAAAGGTTGGGATAACTTAAAGATATTATAAAGGTAATATCTTATATCTTTTATCTTGACCTTTAAAGTCTTTCTCGTGGTAAGTGTGATACTCTTTTACGCTATCCCACATTTTTAAAACATCTTCAAATGAATACCACTTGACCTCTTTGGTTTTTATATTGACATAAGTTATACCAACTTTAACTTCAGGATAATCTTTTGCTCTATCGTACAACTCTTGTAGCTTTACCATATCAGAGAACTTTATCTTCTTTGTACCTTTGACCTCTGTCAAATACAACTTATCTCTCCTGTTAAAGATGTAATCAGGAACAGTTATGATGTCTGTGTAATACCAAAAGAAATCAATACTATGTTCCCATGGGCTAGTTGCTGCTTTTAACCAGTCCTTTTGTTTCACTAGCCCTAAGTCTGTAAGGTGTTGTTCAAAGATGTCCTCTGCTTGTTTACCAACACCACCTTCTACCCTGTCGTTGTACTCCATATCGCTATAATCCATTACTCCTCCTCTAAATTTGTGAGTATCTGTATATTAGGAAGTATTGCTATGAGTTGTTGTTGTCCAGTAGGCAACAATATACTTTTACCCATAAACAAAGGTACTTCCTTATCGTTTCTTCTATTTAATAACTCTGCAATCAACATACCCTCTGTTGCCTTGCTTAACATTACATCTATCATCTTCTCTTTCCTCTCTTTCTAAATTCAATCCATACTTGATAATCAAAATGGTAATTCACTTGGCTTAATTCCTTTGTCAGCTTGTCTAAGTAAGGCATGACAGGTTCGCCATTCCCATTCGTATGGGTTGGTTTCATTAGTTAACTTGTACCTTTGTCCACAGTAAAGATTTCCCTCACTGTCTGTGTACCTGACTTTATCTTTGTTTTTACATAAGATTGGTGCTTTGCACTCCCTATCAGGTAAAGGAGGTACATCAAAATTGTAGTTGGGATACCTCTTCTGTAGTTTATCTTTAAGTTTCTTGACATTAAAGATTTCCCCTGCACTTTCTAAATCCATTCTGTTGGTAGGTCATCATTACCTATCCACCAACCTTTACCACAACCATTGTTCTCACCATAGTTGCTGCATGCAAAGTCAGGTATTTTAGAAAACTTAGGGTCTGATTTTTTCTCTCTGTTGTCCTCAACATTTCCTGTTTGATTACAACTTGGGCATTCTTTAATAACTTCTGCACCTATGACTACATCAATAATGTCCTCATCTTCTAAGAAAACTTCTACTCTGTTTAAGAACTTGTCCATATCTTTGTTAGTCCAGTTGTCTACATCTTCGCTAACCTCTGTGCTGCTAACCATATCGTTATAGATTTTTGTCTTAACTTCTTTCATCTTCTTATCGTTAGGTATCATCTCTTTCAAAATGTCATTAAGTTGGTCGCCAACAGATTTTTTCTTTGCACCAATATCTTCTGCAAATTTCTCTGCACTATCATTGGTAATCTTTGCAACTTCTTTCTTACTCTGCTCTTGTTTATTAACAACCTTTTGCATCTCTTCTCTACTAGCTTTCTTCTCGCCATTAGACTTTTGAAAACCTGCATTGAATAAAGCTCTACCAATAGCAGATGTTGTTGCTACTTCTACCCATGAGTATTCATTAGCAAAGTTGTGTGTACCTTGATGGTCTTGTGCTAGGTCGCTACCTAACAAGTTGCCCTCTTTGTCATACACTTCTGCTTTAACTATGACACTTTGTAAGTCTGGTGTAGAGGCAACAAGTTCTGTTTTAATCTGCCCCTCTGGGTGTTTATCTCTAAACTTCTTTATCCTATCTTCCACCATTACATAGTCATCTACATTAAATTTAGGCATTATTCCTCCTCTGCTTTTATAACTGCATACACTCTTTGTCGTGTAATCTTTAGCAGTTGCCCTATCTTTATCATTGACATTCCATTATGGTATGCCTCTATGACAAATTTCTGTCTTAGTTCTAGTAGATTATCTAAGCTCTGCTGCTTATAATCTATCTGTTGTTGTATGTTTTCTAATTTAGTTTCCATATCACTCACGCTCTGCC